CAAGCAGAATTTTCGTCGCTTTTTAGTGTTCGTTCTGCATACCGCAAGTTCTCCGAAATCAGGTCAAAAAGATTCCCTTCAAATAAACCTGCGGGAGCATCATCGCGACATAGAATAGGGGTGTACTTCTCCAAAGCCGTAGTAAGCTGAAGAAGGTTTTTGTTGATTTTATCTGCCAGCAACTGAACCTTGAGAGAGCCTTCGTCTACCGATGCTTTCTGTGGTGGTTGAGTTTTAGGGCCAAGCATATCGTGTTCGTAAGCAATGCCGACACATACTGATGCGATGGCTGCAGCGAGGGTAAGGCTTGCCCAAGTACCTTTGGACCGCATTACGGTTGTGGTCATAAATCCTCCTTGATGACTCTGCGTACCGAGCATTTCTGCTCGCCACCTGCAGTCAAATTTGGATGCGAATTATCGTCATGTCAACCTGACTGTCAACCAATAATGGCCATTCGATACTGAATACGGGCCCTTACACGGCGATCCTCACAATGCTTCCGACAGGCGGCATCACCCAAAGGCTCCAAGGAAATAATCAGGCCAAGAAACCGAGGCAATTAGCCCAGAATTGCGTAAGAGAAAGCTTACAAGCCGCTTGCTATGAGCTTCACCGTCTCAAAATAGCTACACTTGGTCTTCAGCGTAGATCGACGCCGAGATGATCGCTCCGCCCCAGCGGCGCTCGCCGATGCAGATCGGTACCGGGCTGCCGCTGGCCGTGGTGTTCTTGGCGCTGCCAAAGGCATAGGACGGCATGTTGTCGGGAGAGGCGCTTTGCTTCAGACCGGACGCCTGGGGGCTGAGCATCTGGATTACGCCGCCGGCGAGCAGCGCGATACCCGCCGGTGCCGTCGGTGCGCCGAAGTAGCTGGCAGCGATCAGCACGACGCCCAGTACGATCTGCAAAATCCCACCGCGCTTGCTGCCTTCTACGACTGGAATGATCCTGATCTCCCTGGCGCCGCCCATGCCGAACTCGCCCGGCCCGACGTTTTTACGGTTTCGGAAGATGGCAAAGCGCAGACCGAGCCGGTTAAGACGGCGGATCTCGGCCTCGAACCCCTCAATGGTGGCCTTCAGAGCCCGGAAAATTTCCCAGATGTCGCCGGTGCCAACCTGGCGGCGGTGCAGTCTGCCGAACTTCTGAGCCAGCGATCCCGACAGCTTGATCACAGTCATCGGCGAATAAACGATGGCACTCATCGGGCCTCCTTGTGTCGAAGAATTAATCGGGTGCGCTGAAGCCAGGGCCCACCGTAGACGATTACCTCAGATGGCCGGCCGTAAAGGTGGTGTAGAACGAAAGGCCCTGGGCCAAAGACGCCGGACTCTTCGCCTGGCAGCGCAGGGTCAGTTCCCAGGTAAATCCCGGCGTGGTTCAGGTGAGCTGTGCGGCCCACCTCCATCACGATCAGGTCGCCGCGCCGCGGACTGTCAACTTGCTCGAAGCCTGCGGCCGCGTAGTTCGCCTCATACAGGCTGTTGCTGTCTGCGCTCTCCCACCAGCCGTCGACTCGCTGGAAGGCTTCGAACTCAAGCCTCCACTCGCGCTTGTACCAGTCTGCGCAGACCTGCCAGCAGTCCCAAGCGCCGTGCACGAAGGGCCTCCTGAGCAATGGCGTGCTGCCCGCAGGCATGATCGTGCGTAGATCGCCCTCAGGCCAACTCAGGATGTGCCAGGGCAAGGCCGTGGCCTCACACATAGCCAGGTCCCGTGGAGACGGCCTGCTGGTGGCGTCTGGGTGCGAGTGCACAATGCCGATCACCTTGCCTATATCCTCGCCTGCGGCGTAGTCCTCGGGGTCGAGGCGAAACTCTTCCTTCGGCTCCGTGGCGATGTTCCGGCACGGGAAGTATTGCTGCTTGCGGCCTACGGCCAGGACCAGGCCGCAACACTCTTTCGGATACTCCGCCGCCGCATGCACCTGGATCGCGCTCAGGATGTGTTTGCGCATGGTCAGCTCCGGGCAATCAGGGAAACGGCTGGGTATCCGCCGAAGGGGTAGGCATTACCCTCGCCAAAGCGAGGGATGCAGCCACGGCCCAAAGTCGCGTCACACTCATCCTTCTCCGGGTTATCGGTCGGCATGCCGTCCTTGTCGACATAGCCGCCGGTGTACCCGCAGTTCGGCCCTCGGTAGCCACCGGTGAGGCACCAGTGGCACAGGGTCGTCATCTGGCGGCCAATAGACTCTCCGCCGACATCGCCCGGGCTGGCCAACTCCCAACTGACGGTTTCCCCATCCTCATTCGCCTTCTGGTCTATGTACCAGACCTCGATCGACTCCTGAGTTGGATCGGCCTCTGGGTTGCCATCCGGGAAGTTCTGCGCGTCCAGGTACCGGCCCAGTGTGTGATGCATCGTCAACTTGAACTCGAGCAGGTCCTCGAAAGCCAGGCACAAGGCCGTGATCCTGCCGTTGACATTGCCAACCGCGACCTTCGGGCGGACCGCTGTGCCGTCGCCGTTAGCCTCGATGCCTTCAATCTGCATCGGCCAGGCGCCGTACTCCTGGCCCTGCCACCAGATCGCCTTGGCCGGAAGCTGATCGGCATCGGCGCCGGCCGCGATGATCTCGGCCGCCGTGTGCGGTATTGCGTGCCCGTGGAACCGGAGAACGTCCGCGCCGTAATCCGAGCCGTCCAGCTCAAACAGCAACACTTCGCTACCAGGCTCCAGGGTCTGGATGTCCGTGATTAATCCCATGGGTTTACCTCAGGGGTGAAAGACTTGCTCAAATGTGGCCGATAGGGTGAACACCTTGCCGCCCTTTGGCGCCGGCTTGTAGCCATTGCACTTGTAGAATCCGACCTCACCCAGGGGCGGCGTCCAAAGAAAGGACTTGGCCCCCTGGTGGCGGTCGAGAAAGGCCATGATCTCCTTGATCCTGGCTTCGCTTGCGGTATGGGAGAACGGCCACGACTGGGATTTGTTGTTGATCCCGTCCGCGACCGTTTGGGCATATCCATCGCCAAACTTCGTCGTCCTGGTGGCCTGCTTGATCTCCCCTTCCCCGCGCTCCGTCTGCCAGGTGAATGTTTCAATCGCCATGGTCACCTCGCATTGATCACTCTCCAGATGTTGCCGCCGGGCTGGAGCCCTTTCCGGATTGCCGACTCGGCCTCAACCTTGGCGGCGTCCTGAACGGCCTTGCCGAATGCCGCAGCATCCTCGTCGGTGCCGGCACCACCATTCCCAGAAGCGTCGACTTGCACCGTTATGGGGAAGCTGAGCGTGCTGCCGCCGGAACCACCACCGCCGACAGCCATAACACCAAGCTTTCCGCCCGCAGTGCGCGTCAGGGGCATGATCGCCTCCGGCCCTGCCTCGCCCATCACCCCCGGCTTTCCGCCGGCCATGCCGAACGCCGTGGGCTGGCTGACGATGGAGTTGGTGAAGGCACCACCATTGGCGAACATCTGCGCGCCGCCCGACCATGCACCACCCTTGGCTTGCGGAAAGTACGAACCGGAGTAGCCACCAGCTGACGCGCCAAGGTTTGACGATGCAGCACCGGCAGAACCGGCCGCCAATCCGTTGCCACCGGAGGCGCTACCACCGAAGTAGCTTGTCGCTACACCAACCAGACTGCTGAGCAGAGACGAACTGGCCTGGCGTGCAGCAATCCGGGCCATATCCGCCAGAATCGATTTCGTGAAATCAGCAAACGACAGCTTCCCGGTTATGGCGAAGTTGGCGACAGCGTCCTCCATGGAACTGAAGGCGTTGGTGAACAGGCTCTTGGTCTGACCGGCGACATCCCTGGCGCCGTCCAGGTAGTTGGCGCAGGCCGACGAGGCACCCTTGGTCCAGTCACCCTGTGCAGCCTCAACATCTGCGTAGTTCTGCCGGATCTGGTCGGTCGCGGCCTTGTTCGCGTCTGCGAGGGCTTGCGACTTGCGGCGAAACTCTTCGGGGTCCATTTTTCGCGACGGGGCGGATTGCTGATTTGCAAGCTCCAGCGACTGCTGCGCAAACCGGTCCTGCTGTGCATTCAGCTCGGCGGACAGGGCTTTCTCACGATCACCCTGGCCAACCCCAACAACGGCGCGCTGGCCGGCCAGGGCCAGGGCTTTCTGTTGCTCGCCAAGCGCCTCGACGTACCTCTTGACCGCGAACTCTTGCTTCTCAAGGCGCCCCTTTTCGTTCGTGGCCAGAACGGCCAGCTCGCTGTCGGAGTCCTTCTGTGCCTTCACCATTGCGGTGCGAGCATCAGCGATTTTCTGATCAAGCTGGATGCGCTGGGCTGCTGATGTGCTGGTCTTGCCCTTCGTAGCCTCAAGCGCAGCGATTTCCGCCTCATAGCCGGCGGTCACCTCGTCGCGCTCATTGCCGATCATTGCTTGACGCTTCAGCAGGTAATCGGCCTGAGAAACGAGCCCGGCTTTCTGTGCAGCATCCAGTTGTTTCTGGGCGTTCTTGTACTCGTCGACAATCCCGGCCAGGTTGTTTTTTGCGTCGTTGAAAGCTGTCAGATCGACCGCGGTGGATGCGGCCTTCGGATCCTTGAATCGGTCGTTGATGCTCGCAATGTTCCTGTCGATGACGGACTGATTCAGTCGTTCGTCATTCGGACTGGCCTTGCGTATGTCATCAAGCTGGCGTTTGTACTCTTTGATCGCATCAGCACGCTTTTGCTCATTGGTCATCGAAGACTTGGTGAGCGTATCGACCTTCTCCTGGGCCTCCATCGCGGCTTTCTGTGCAACGGCCTGATCACCAAGATATTTGCTCTGCCGCTTCTCGATCTCGATGTACGACTCGAGCAAGTCGAGTTGCTTTTGATCCTCCTCGCGAGATCTTCCGACCTTCAAAAGGTCTGGATTGTCCTCACCAAATATGGGGAGGGTCGAGTAAGCGCCTGGGCTTGACAGCTTTTCACGCAAAGCCTGTGCCTGTTGAGTCAGAGTCTCCTGCCGACCAACATTCAGGGTTGCATCAAGGGCGCCTTTGGCGGCATCGCGCACCAGGTTCCATCCCTTCTCAATGATTCCGAGACTCTGGGATATTTGCCCTGCACGAACCTTTACGGTGTCGGCGTATGTGTCGGTAAGCAGCTTTGCGGCACCAACGGTATCGCCCTGCTCCTTCAGCGCGACAATCTGCGAGTACACCGAGGCGGTCAGGAAGTGGTACTGATCATTCAACGACTTCGCAGCGGCCACTGGATCGTCGGCAATCTTGACGAACTCAGCCACGGTTTCGTCGACGGATTTGCCGGTGGCTTTCTGCATCGCAAGCGCAGCTTCGGATATCTCGACGAAACTGCCGCTGGCAAGCTTTCCGTTTCCAGCCAAGGTGGCGAGTACCTCGGCGGCCGCCCCTGTGGTTCCGACCGTTGCGCTGATCTGGCGTGCCATGTCAGCAAGCTGGCCGGAACTGGTACCGGCGTAGTTACCGGTCAGGATCAACGACTTGTTGAACTCCTGTCCCTCCTGGCTCCCCTTGGAGTAGGCATAGGCCAGGCCCGCGACGGCACCAGCCACCGCAGCAATCGGGCCGACGATAGCAAGGAGGCTTGCAGCGCTGACGCCTGCGCCTGCTCCAAGCCGTGCAACTGCGCGAGCGCCACTCGCAAAATCACCAGAGGTCAGTGCATTGCCGAGCTGAGACAAGCTCTCCTTAGCTCGACGGCTCCCGAGATTCAGAGCCTCGATGCCTGTGGCGGTCTTTTCTATACCGGCCCGATCCTTGCCGATCATTGCCAGTCTTTCTGCATAAGCGGCCGCGTCAATCCCACCAGCCTTGTGCAGGTCGTTTAGCGCCTTCTCCTTGGCCTCCAGCTTGGCGAGTTGAGCCACGAGCGGATCGATGCTGTTGACGGTGCGCTTGAGTGCCTCGATTCGACGGTTTTCAGCCTCGATCTGCCTCTGCTTTTGCGCTGCCTCCTTGGTTTCGGCCTTCTCAATCTTGTCGTAAGCCTTGCCGAGCTGATCCTGATAGCGGGCCTGCTCCTCAATCGTGACCAAACCACCCTTCCGGGCGCGCTCCAGCAGTCCTTCTGCTTGAATCAGCGACTCCATGCTGCCGATGTTGCCCGTCATCGCCCTGTCGAGCTGGCTGATGATGGCGATTTCGCTGATAGCGCTTTCGGTGGCTCTTCGGGTTGCGCCAGCCTGGCGCTCACGGGCACCGGTAGACTTGTCGATGCCCTGGGCGGCATCCGATTCAGCCTGGGAGATTTTCTTGCCGGTGTTGGCCAGGCCATCACCGGCCTTGCCGAGATCGACGACGGCCTTCTCTGCCCCCTCGGCCGCGTCGACCAGCTTATCCAGGTCATCAGCAGCCTTGACGGCCTGGGACGACTCAACCGAAATGCCCAGCGAAGCAAAGGTAGTACTCATTTGTTGTCTCTCTGTTCCGCCATGACCTGCAGGGCTTCAGCCTCCATCTGCCGGATATCGTGGAAGATGCATTGCCGATCGCCGGCGGGCACGCCACACATTCGGATTACGCTGGGCAGCACGCCGTAGTCCAGGCCGGTAGCGCCGCACGCGCCCACACGCCACTGGGTGGCCATTGCCTCGAAGACAGTGAATGCAGGCCAGTTGTCTGGCCACACCCCAACCTCTTCGACAGGAACGTCTTTGCGCGACAAGCCGAACGCCGCCAGATCTGCATCTGACGGGCCTGGCTCATAGAGGGCTCGCGCGGCGCTTAGGAGTTTCCCAGGCGAGCCTGGCTGAATGCTTCGGCATGGGCCTGCAACACCGCCGTGGGTGTCGAGACAATCGAGCTGACGAGCACCCGGATGTTCTGGTCGGTAAATTCTTCTTCGAATCCCCAACCGACTACCACGGCCTTGATCTGATCCACTTGCAGGTCGATCTGGGCAGCGGTGAACTCCTTCAGGCTCATCTCCTCGGCCTTCTGACCAAGCTCCTTGTTGCGCTCACCCCACTCGGCGTAGAGCTCGGCAAGGGCGGTGCGGTCGAGATACTTGAACTCGAACCCCACCTTCACCGGCTCGCCCCCCACCTGCGGGATGAATACGTCGGCCTTGAAGGTCGGGTTCTGGATCAGCGTGAACTTGGCCATGGGTTACACCACCGCCGCGTAGCGAGTTGGGCGGCCGGTCAGCGCAACGCTGATAACGCGGGTCATCAGGTTGTTGCGCGACATGGTCGGGGTCGCAGTGATCGACACATAACCGTTGTAGATGATTCTGTCGCCGCCGGGCAGGTTCAGGACCAAGACACGAGGCTGCTTGTCGTCGTCCGCTTCCTCGCAGACGGCTACATACGGCTTCGACGCATCGTCAGCCACAGTGATGGTGACGGTGATCGGGTTCTTGGTGGTGGGCATCTGGCGGTCGTCATCGTCAGCCAGGAAGCCGTAAGTCAGGAACTGCTGGTCGCCACCACTCGAAGCGAGCTCGGTGATTTGCGAGATCTCGGTGAACGTGGTCACCTCGCGAACGGAGCCAATGCCAGAGCCTGCCGGGTACTGCTGGGTGTTGGTGGTGTTGATACCACCCAGGGCGAAGGTGCCGCTGGCGATCTCGCCGACCATCAGGGCGCGCTCGTTGAGTCGGGTCCAGCCGGAGCTGACCACAATGATATCGCCCTCGGCCAGGCCATGGGCGGCCGCGGTGGCGACGGCAGGTTTTGCATTGGTGAGCGCAGTGAACGGAATCGCAGTGCCGTAGGCAGAAGCGATTTCGAAGGTAGCGCCGTTGGGCATTTTGATGCCGGCCATGGGGGTTTTCCTCGTTGCAGAAATGACAAAACCCGCTCAATGGCGGGTTCAGTGGTTTTGCCCAATGGGCGGAATCAGTCGGTGTCGGCGCGGTACTGGAAGGACAATGGCACCGTATAGGTGGTGTCGCCCGGAATGCCCGGGCCCTGATCGGGCGGCGTCAGGATCACGACAGTCAGGCCGTTTTTCGTGTTGCGCTCGTACAGTGGGAACAGTGTTGTGATCTCGTCGGCCAGGGTGCCGGCCGGCCCGCGGAACTTACCAGATGGCGTCACGATACTGACCTGGAAGACTCCGGTGTACAGCCGATGGTCGCCGCCCAGGGTGTTGCTCGCGGTGTCGGCCGGCAACGTGAAGGCCCGAAGGTAGGTTTCGCCGTCCTTCGGTGCATAGGCTTCGTTCTCGACTACCACCTTCAGCGGTACAGCCCTCGCTTTCGCCCAGGCGATCACCCGGGCCTCGTAGATCGAGGCAATGACGTTGTGGCTCATACCTGGTTGTTCCTGATGGCTTCGTCGACGATCTGCTGGAACCGGGCCAGCGTTATGCGGACCATTCCGCCAGGGGCCTGCTTGGAGTGCCCGTATTCGAGCGGGATGCCGTAGGGCAGATTGTTCACGATATAGGCCGTCTGGCCGGCAGTCAGTGACTGCACTTGGGTACGCAAAACCGCGATGGTTACATTGCCGGAAGGGTCTATCTGATCCAGCACACCATCTGCCGGTGCATCGACGCTGAACTGCCAGTTCCCCCGGAACCGCCCGCCGACATAGTTCTTGCCGGCCACCAGCCCGTTCACGTTGAAGTTCTGGTCGCGCTCAGCCTTCGTCAGTGGTTTGGCGTACTTCACGCCGCGCTTCAGCTTCCCTGCTTTGGTGAAGTTGCTTTCGTCCAGATTGATCAGCGTATTGCGGATGGCCACCTTGAAGTCGTAGCCATCGGCGGCCCTGGTGTTGGCCTGGCGGTGCACGACGTTGGCTGCCCAGATCTCAGGGTTACCCACGGGCGACATGCGAGTCACGCTGCTGCCGATCTCGATAACGATCTCTCGGAAGGTCGCATCAATGCCCTGAGCAGCTTGCTCGGCGAACTGCCGGATGTTCTCGGCAAAGCTGCCATTCATGCCCGCGTAACGGCTCACGACCGCACCTGAAGCTCGTACAGGAGCGGAGTGCCGGCCGGGTTGATCTCTTTCAGCGGTGGCACGATGGACCAGGCACGCCCCTGGATAATCACCTTGTTCAGCAGGCCTGGCGCCCACTCAAGCCCCTGCGCGGCGATCTTGAGCTTTTTGTCGCCCTGCTTGATGAGGCTGTTGTTCTGGAATTCCTGACCAGTGAAGTCGAGTAGGATGCCTTGGGCGGTTTGCTCGACGGTGGCACCTGGCGCTTCGCCGCCCGTCTCCGGGTCGTACTCTCCCGACTCCGTCTTGCTGATGGTCACAGGCTGGCCGAACTCTGTGATCATCTCCAGAGCCATCTCGGCCATTTCGTCGTAGAAGGCCATGGGGGCTCCAGATGTGAAAAGCCCAGCACTATGGCTGGGCTTAAAATGCTGCATTAGTTCAAATCAAGAACCTAAAATTAAATGCTTTTGTGCTTTAAAAACAAAAAGAGCCCTGTCTGCAACTGTCTTAGCATGATCTACCGTTGCTTGGGCAGACTTCAGATGCGGGCTCACCCCAGACAGTGCCGAAACCAGAGCCGCAGTCCAAACTTCTAATTCAAGCTCTTTTTCACCCTTGACGCTCATAAAACACCTCATCTTCCTGATTGAGGGTCGAAGTTATCACTAGGCTCTTACAGCAAACAACCCCCGCTTTAGTAGGTAATCGGCAAACTGCGTGGCGCTCGGCCGGTCCGGAGCCGCCGGCAGCAGCCGGTTGCTGGTGCTGGGAATAGCCGCATACTGCCGCGTCACCGCCCCCTCAACACGATCCAGCAACACAGCACCTTTGCGCTTCTCCACCGGGTCGATATCGTCCTGATGGATCTCAGCGGCCAGGGCCATCTGACCATACTGGATGCGTGCAGGCAGGTAGTTGTTCGGCTTGATCTCCTGATCAAGCAATACCTCTCGGCGCGGCCAGGACAGGGCCTGATCACTGTTGGTCTTACGCCCTTTCCAGGTCATGCCATCCATCGCCAGGGCGGCCCGGCGCAGCAAAGACTCTTGCGCGGGGACGTCAGCAGGAATGACCGTGCCGAATTTCACGGCATACAGGGCCAGGTCCTCGGCGCTCGCGTAGCTTTCGGCGTCAGGCTTGCCGGTGCCGTCCTCGATGATGAGTGTCATGCGTCAACTCGCTGGAAGTGTTTCAAGTTCGACTGCCGAATCACCGGCAGCCAGCAGTATTACGCCTTGGGCAGCTCAGCGACGAGCTTTTCCAGGGATTCTTTCGAGGCGTTGGCGCGGTAGCTCACCTTGGCCTCGTCGAGCTTCGCTTTCAGTGCCTCGATTTCAGTGGCATCGCCAGCCGACTGATTGGCAGCTGCCTTCAGCGCTTCGACTTCGTCACGCAGTGAGTCTACGGTAGTGCGCAGACCGTCACGCTCAGCGGTCAACTCGACAACTGACGCATGGATGGTGCCGAGCACTTCAAACAGGCGTAACGCCAGATCGCCAGACCCAGGGCGGTGAATCTCGCCAGCGCCCATGCCATCAATCAGGAGATTGATCTCTTCGTTTTCAGCCAGCAGCTTGGCGAGCTTTTCAGTGAGTTCACCAGGCACCGGCGCTTGCAAGGTGAAGGCAGCAGGACCTGGAGCCTCGACTACCGAAACCTCAACATTAGCCGCCTCATAAGCGGCGACGATCTCAGGGTAATCGCCAACAATAACCACCGCTGTTACGTCACGCTCAACGCTGCGGAACAGGCTCGGAACCCGGTAACGCTTGTCCGGGTCGAAGTTCTCAAGCTGGTTCGTGTAAATCAGTTCCATGGGAATCTCCGTAGCGGCCATCGCTGGCCGCATCCTCGGGCGAGTATCAGCCGCCAACTGGTGGCGTGGTAGTCAGGTTGATCATCACGCCAGCGGTGACCTTGTCACTGGAGGAATGCTTGGCCCAGTTGGCTGCCGAACCGACGGCGGCCAGAGTTGGGTTGGCACCGCCGGCAGTTTCCTTCCAGCTGTAGCCCAGGACGTCGATGTTGACGGTGCCTTCAGCGCGGTAGCCGATGCCCAGGTTTTCCTCGTCGTTCACAGGGTACGAGCGGAAGCCTGGCGCCTGAGACTCGGTGATGACCACTGCGTTCGGCAGCAGGCCGAAGATCACGCTCGCCGGCGCGGTATCGGTCACCAGCACAGGCTTGCCCAAGGTGCCCGGCAGGCCGCCGTAGATCACGACACCAGCCTCTTCGTAGATCTTGTTGGTGATCGCCTCGTCGACGATGTCGAAGTAGGCGCTGGAGTGCATGACCCACAGGGCAATGCGACCGAACTTGTCGCCGAACTTGCGCATGCCGCGGGTCAGCGTCTTCTTGCCGTCGGTTTCGATATTGGCCGAGACAACCATGCCGGCGTTGGAACCGATAGACGCGCGAAGCGCAGCGGTGGCGTACTGGATGAAGCCTTCCAGGGTAGCGTCTGCAACGTCGGCGCCGATGATCTGGGAGAACTCGTCAACCGGACGACCGCGGCGCTTGAACGCCTCTTCGGTGGTCTGGTACGGGCCGTACTTCCACGGAGCCTTGACGCCAACTGCCTCACCGGCACCGATCTTTTTGGCGGTCACCTTGTCAGTGGAATTGACGTCGCGATGCTCCAGAGAGCCGCCGACTTTGTAGAAGGCGCGCTTACGGAAGTCACCTTCGATCAGTTCGTTGTCGAGGACGATGGCGCCATTGGACGAGGCGTTGAACACATCCAGGTTGTCCTGGACGCGCTCCAGGTATGCGGTTTGCGCCTCATCGTTATAGATGATCAGGTCGCTGTTTACAGTCGTTGGCATGGGTGAATCCCCTTACTTGGGCAATGCGAGATATGCGGTTTGGCCGTGCTTGCGCTGGAAGTCGCGCTTCTGCTCGGAGGTCATTTCGGAGCGCTTGAATGCAGCCTGGCCGCCACCCCCGCCCGGGGCTTGTGTCCCTGAAGCCCTTGGCCACAGGTGAGGTGCGCTTTCGCGCAGTGACTCCGCCCATTCGAGCGGGGTCAGAGGGGTCTTGCCGTCTTTGCCGAGGATGGTCTGGCCGGACTCATCAACAGCGACTGCTTCACCGTCTTCGTTCAGGGTGAACACGCCTTTGGCGCGCAGGATGATGTCGTCTGTTGCTTCCGGCAGCGCGCCAGCTTTCAGTGCGGCACCGCGCACCGAGTCGCCCAGGACTTTGCCCTGGAACTTTGCGGCGAAGGCTTCAGCCTTCTCGGCGCGGCCGGCGAGCGTCTTCAGCTGCTTGTCGTGCTCGCCACGCAGACGCTCGGTGCGCTTGTTGAACACCTCGTCCACCTTGCCCTCAGTCAGCAGCTTGGTTTCTTCGTCCTGGCCCGCCCGGCTGAGCAGGCCTTTAACGGCATCGATGTCGATGCCTTCGAACTGAGTTTCGAACTGGGTCAGCTTGCCGGAGGTTTCCTTCAGCTTGCCCAGCAATTCCGAGTTCTTGGTTTTCAAACCCGAAACGGATGCTTCAACGGCAGTCGCGATAGCGGCCTTGATTGCCGGATTTTCCAGGTCGATTTCGTTCTCTTCTGCCACGTTGATGCACCCCTTGGGTTTGGTCTGCCCGCTTTGCAGGCAATAAAAAACCGCCCGGAGGCGGCTGATTGAATGTTTCCGGTCAGATTCCGGCGCGTTGGAACGCCAAAGGCTCCAAACCCTTCATTTGCGCCAGGGTCAGCGGCTCGAAGTTTCGATCAAGCTGCAGTTCAGCGAACCGCTGCACGCTCAATCCGCCCTCACGGAACAGCTTTGCCCGGACAGGGCCGATTGCCACGTCCTGGAACGCTGCTGGCTGAAGTTGGAGCCACTGGTAGTAGTCAAGACTTGCGCTGACCTGCTGCGGTCCGTCATCACCAACAGAAGCCCGCGTAGCGCCCTTGGTGAACGTCTCGCTGAGTTTGGTCAGCAGAATGAACGTGGTGCGGCAGTTCGGGTGAAATGGCGGCCGCGGTCCAGAATCGACCGGGAACCTTCGCTTGTCCATCGAGCGGCAGGTCTGGCTGGTCTTGCTGTCCAAGGTGGCGACCATTTCGATCTCGGTCACCACATCGGTGTTTTCTTTCGCGACCTCCATGCGTGCCTGGGACGACACATGCTGAATCGCCGTATGCACGATGGTGCTGGCATTCCGGTTGGTAACGGCCAGGATGCCGTCCTTGTAGCCCGCCGCCTTGGTCCCGCGAATGTTGCGGATGATCTGAAAGTTCGTCTGCCCTTCGAAGAAGCCCTGCCGGATCGTGCCAGTGACCCGATCACGCTCGGCCTGGGCCCAGCCATCAATGAACGACTTCAGCAGCTTGCCGCCACCAATGCCTCGCACGCTGAGCGGGTTCGTGAGTACCGCCGCCCTGATCGCTGTCGCTGTGGGCACCGCTAGATCAAGCGAGACACCCGCGGGCGCCGACCGGGCAAGGCTGGTTGCTTCGAACTCGGCCTCGTAGTTGGCGATGTCGATCAGGTCCAGGTTCAGCTTTTCGCTGTAACGGTCGAAAATGCCCAGCAGCAGGCTGTCAACCTCGCCGAGCAGCGCCTCAAGTCGCTTGACGTTGTACTCAGTCAGGTCCGACTGGGTGAGCCGGTCCCGAATCGACCGGTCAATCTCCTTGAGGAAGGGGGCGAACTTGCCCGCCTCCCCCGCCTTCAGCTTTTCGAGAAAGACCGCGTGCCGGATTGTGGCATCAAGGATTGCCTGGTTTGCTGCCATTCAGTGTCTCCAGATTATCCAGGCCCAGGCCGTCGGCCTGCTCGCTCAGTTCGCCGTCGATCTGCGCGTCAGTGCGCTCCGGAGCAATCAACCCCAGCTTGCGCAGGTAGGCGCGCAGGTCAGCCTTCGCGAACCCACCGTTCTGCCAGAGCCCGACAAGCGCGGTGATCATCTGCGGATCAGCCGTCAGCTCTAAGAACTCCTGGTTGATCTGGTAGGCAGCCTTGTCGGTGCTGCCCATGTACTGACCGCACCACATGATCGCCCGGGTGTATGCCTCGCTGACGTTTGCCACGCACCCGGCAAGGACCGATGTCGATGCCGACTGATCGCCGCGAGACTCGGTAGCGGTCTTGGTGGCAAGTGACGCCACCACCATCCGAGCGCCCAGCTCGATCATCATCTGGTTCTTGTCGTTAAGCGCTTCCTTGACCAGCGTATTGGGCAATGGCTGTGCATAGCCGAACTGACCACCGGCCGGCAGCATCATCGGCGCCCTGGAGCCGACATAGACGCCGTTCTTCTCCATCCAGTCGCGCCACTGCTCGTCCAGGCCAGAGATCCACGGCTGAGCCTGGCCACACCAGAAGACGCTGTCCTCATAGTCAGCGCTGTTCCGGTAATGGCCCAGGTTGATCATGGCAATGTCGTAGAGCGGCGACTCATCGATGCTTGGGTCGTTGTTCTGCGCACCGACGAAGGTGAAGGGGATCTCCTTGAGACGCCCCATCACACCTTCCGGCCGGAACTATTCGGTGACCACCAGCGGCCCGCCATTCTCCGGCCCGGCCCGGCGCCAGACTCTGCAAACAAAGCCATCGTCCTCCAGCGCCAGTTCCCGGTACTGCTCAACCGTCTTGAAACCGAAGCCGTCGGGAATCTCTGGCGACTCGCGCAACACCACCAACGTCAGCACGCTGTGGCCGTTCACCATGCCCGTGCGCCAGTTGATGATGTCTTCGGCGCAGTAGGACAGGATCACCGAGTGCCCGCCGACGCCGTCGTCCTGGTGATAGTCGACGTACAAACCGTGCCGGCCAGCCTCGAGCACCTTCTCCAGCGTGCCTTGGGAATGCTGGTAGATGCTCACCCCAGAACCGTTGGCGTTGTCTTGCAGGTACTCCATCTTCTTCGGGACAGCTAGCGTCGGGTCTTTGTGAAAGGCCAAGCCGAGCAACCCGTTACGGGTATGCCCCGTCGCGTTCTTGAATACCGCGCGCTCACGATAGGCCCTGTTCCGGTCTACGTTCTCTGGCGACTTGTCGTGTGAGTTGATGTACGGCAGCCGCGAAACAACCCGGTGCTGTCCAGCACAAACGTCACGAACGGTCGCCCATCGGTCCAGCGTTTCGATGTAATCCGCCCGCTTGAAGGAAACGTCGTTGCTCATCGGGCGAATCCCATTTTGATAGCGGTGACCGGTTTGATGATCGGGTACTCGCGGTGGATGAAGTAGCCGCCGGCGTCGTTCGCGTGATCGATGCCAGCGGTTTTATCTGGCTCCCCGTTCGCGCCCCACACCTGCTGCTCCAGGCCATCGGCGTAGGTTGGGCAGGTGAAAGGGTTGATCAGGTAGCGGCGCTCGCCCTGCGCGTTGCAGAAGACGGCATTCATTGCGTTGATTCGGTCCTTCACCGGCGGGTTTGCCGCTGGAGCAATGACCGAGAACCCGGCCTGTTTGAGCATGGCCAGGTCGGTGATGCTGGCGTTCACGGACTTGCGCGAATCGCCCGAGGCATCCGGGTAGATCCTTATTTCGCGCGTCTTCTTGAAGTCGTTGCCGTCGTGCTGCCAGTAGCGTTCCTTGATGCGGCGGATCATGTCCGGCGTGTCGTAGCCATCGATCAGCTCATCCACCGCCCTGGGCAGCCCCTGGTCGCGCTTGACGTGGGTGATAGCCGCCATCTTGCCGACGTTGAAGTCCATGCCGATGAACAGAGGCTCGCCGGGCTGCACGGTGTCAAAGCACCCGTTCAGCTTTCGGTCGTAGGCCGTGTAGATCGTGCCGGACGTCAGGTTGACGAACTGGCCTTTCAGGTACGCCAGGATCAGCTGTGGCGGGTACGACTCCATCAGCGATGCGATGTAGTCGTCCGGCAGGTTCAGCTCGTTGTCGAACGTGCTGGCCTGCACCAGGCCGTACATCTCGTTGAGCGATGGCTTGTCACGGAGCTGCTTCACAAACTGCTGGAAGACGAACTTGAAGCCTTCTGGCGTCGTGGTGACGTCCACCCCGTTCTTCAGCCCGGGCAAGTTGTACCGCATCCGGGCAATGATCTTGCGCCAGGCCTGCTGCGCCTTGATTGCGGTCAGCACGTCCAGCTCATCCACCAGGGCATGACCGATCTTGAAACCCACAATGGTCTGCGGCTTCTCCATCGACCGGCAAATCACAGTGCCGCGGTACTGCCGGCCGCTGTAGATGTGAACCTCGTGGTTCGCCTGGTTGATCTTGGTCTTCAACCCCCAGTCATAAGCCACCTCATCCATGGTCGGATAGAAGATGTCCCGGATCTGCGGGTAAGTCGGGGCGAAGTAGCCGGCGTTGACGCCAGGCCACTCCATGAAGTGCTTGCTCAGCGCCGAGCAACCCACCCAGGTCTTGCCTGAGCCGAACCCGGCAACGAACGCACGGAATTTGTGGGGTAGCGTGAGGAACTGAGCCTGCGGAACGTTAAGGCTCGGCATTCGGCTTCCTCGCATCCACCACATCGACCTGAATGCGGGTCGGGATCGCCGGCTCGTCGTCCGGCTCATCCTTCCGAGCACGGTTGACGTACATGTCACCGGTTTCTTTCGCCGCCTGCTCCAAGATCTGCATGGCCAGGACGATGTTCTTCATCGTCTCGGCCTTCTCCACGAAGCGGTTCATGGCGCGGAGCCGGAATGCGCGGTTCGCGATCGGGATCTCAGCCGTCTCTTCGCGAAAACGCTTGCGGGTGTCATGGAACAGGATCGCCCACTTCTTCGCCAGATCTCGGCCGGCGCGCTTCGTTGGGTCGTGCGCCTCACACTGCTGACGGGTCACCTCAATGGCAAACTCCTCTCTGACAGCCGTTGCGACTTGCGACGGAGTGTCAAAGCACGCCAAGGCCTGAACGATGAAGCCTTTCACCTCATTGTTCAGGGCTGCCATAGGGTAAATACCGTCTTAAGTCTGTCTGGGGTCAGGCCGATCTGAGCAGACAGGTTCCGCAGGCCCTCGCAATGTTCAATTTCCCCACCTCGGCAGGACTGTTTGCAGCATCCACCAGAGCCTGCACTTCTCGGCTGGCACCATAGCGACGGACCACACCGACGAACTCCTCGACGTCATGGCCTTGAAGCTTCAGCTTGGGGGCGCCGTCCTGAGTGAAGGCTGGCTGACCGTACTTATCGGTCGCCTGGGCGATGTGATAAAGCTCGTGCTCCAGGAGTGCGCAGAACTCTTCGTCGCTGCACTGGGCGCAGTAGTCAGCCGCCAAGGTGATGATGAAAGCCGGCACATCGCCAAACCAATCACGCATCTGCTGCTCCATCCGGGCCTTCTGCCAACCTCCGGCACGAAACGCTACTTGCTCGGCCTGACCAAGAACCACCCGCACCTGCTTCTCGAAGCTCGACGACGCCCACATGACCCGGATGTCTGCATCCACCAGGTGGGCATGGTCTTCGTTGTGAATGCTGCCGGTGTCGGCAAGGATCTCGGCTTGGAGCCACTCCCACACCTCAGGGGCTGGAGTCAGGCGGATACCGAAGTCAGCCAGATCAACCACTGACGAGGACGGATATGGCCTGTCCATCGAATACTCCTTGCTGATTTTCGGCCTGGTCGTTTAAAGGCTCAATCCAGTGCCGTCACCAGACCAAAGCCGATGAAGGTCATCAACAACGACCCCACGACATGTGTGAGCACCGTAGCAGCAGCCCAGCCGAATCTACCCTCTTGCAGCATGAATACGATCTCAGCGGAGAACGTTGAAAAGGTAGTCAGCCCACCACAGAAGCCCGTGGTCACTAGCAATCGCCACGCAGGATCGAGATCCGGCATCTTGATAAAGAACGCCATGGCGCACCCTATGATGAGCCCGCCAATCAGGTTAACGAGGAGCGTACCCAGCGGCATGCTGGGGAACGCACCATTGAACTTCAAGGCAAGCGCCCACCGAAGCACACAACCGAAGCTGCCACCAATGATTACCGCTAAGAGAGACTTGTACATTCGAGACTTCCAAAGAGATCTGAGGATCCCTATGGAAAGACAGGCGAACGCCTACGCACCCTCCATAGGGTTTGCGTAGGCATCATCAGCCAGAAGGCGGTTATGAGGAGGAATGCCATCTCCTACCCGAATCATATGACAACAGGCAAAAAGCCTCAACACAACTGAAGCAGAGACTGCTTGCCTAAAGCTGAATTTCCCACGCCCTTGATCAATACGTGCCGCACTAACCTGCGGCACACCTCTACCCAGGCTTGGCCGGATCAATGATCACCGCGCAGACCTTGCCACCGGTGTAGATATCTCGCTTCATGGCGGCACGCACCGCCTCTTCAGCGCTTGCCCCCATATCCATTGCAGCCAAGGCATATGCAGCGCCACTGCCGATGGCGTCAGGGTTGGACAGCTCAAGCTCCTGCTTCCAGATGCCTGTCTTGTCGTCATGACCGACCATCATCAGCTTTCCACCATCGACGACAAAGCCCGAGCACTCCACGGGAGCCGGTGACGACGTTCCGAAGTAGGCAGAGATCAAGGCTTTCTCATCGCATACAGCGCCCGACAGGAAGAAGCTGACCCCATCGACAACCTGGCACTTAGGTGCGGTGTCAGAAACGATGCGATCGCTTCGGGTCTGGCGACCGTCATAGGCGATCACACCGTCTTTGTAGGCAATGGTCGTCATCTGAACCCTCATGATTACGCGCCACGATTTGACGCATTCGAAAAACGTGGCGCGAATTACTTGCTCCGGCGATCGATACCGCCAGGCGCCTTGTCGCAGTGCAGGCAGTGCTCGCAGTTCAGCGTTCGGCAAAGCCACGCTTTCACCGGTTTCCAGTACGTGACCATGAAGATGTGCCGAGCACCGGCCAGAGCCAGGGACACATGCAGCGTCAGGCCGGCGGTGGTCGGACCGAAGAAGATTTCTTGGTTGCGGCTCATCACGACAAACCCGCTGATGGCGATCGTCGAGTAAATCAGCTTCCCAAGGATGCCGTCCCTCACCTTCCCGCTCAATACACACCAGGTAGCCCACAAGGCGATCAGGCCGCAGGCGATGGAGTTGATCAGTTCAAGATTCATGGTGGATTGCCTCCCCCGAACCGCTGGCGGATGAGCGCCCAGAGGTCAGCGGATTTGATGGCTCGGTTGATGGCCGCCAGGAGCGAACCGCCGAATGCGCCCAACAGGAAGCCGATGCCGGCGACAATCTTCGGTTCGGTCACGCCCAGGTAGGTGCTGACCATGCTCGTCAGATAGATCGAGCAGGCCATCCCTGTGATAAGGAAGATCAACCAGGCACGCCAGTCTGTCAGGTCGTCCTTGTGCCACCAACTGGCAACCACGGCGCCAACGAAGCCCGCGATCAGCAATTCAAACCTGTCGATCTTGTCGAGCAGGCGCTGCAAATACTCCATGCGCTCGACTCCGTGGGCATGAGAAATAAAAAATCCGATCAGTGGCGGACAGATGGCTCCGTGATATCGTCACGATCTCTACGATCGTGACAAAGGACGAATACGTGGCAAAAAAAAACATCAAACACTTCGCACTAGTATTTCTGGTCTTCTGCACAGTATGCGCAAACGCAGAAAAACTTAAAATTACTCCAGAAAGCGAAGTACTGTACTTCAAAGCGCTACCTTACCTTGACGGTGTCGACAAAGAAGACAACGAGTTCTTCAAAAAATATCCTCCTAGCTCTACTGAAGTGAAACCTTCAGAAGAGCAAAAAAAACAATACAGGGAGCGATTGCAGTCACTTCTCAGCGAAGGAATCCCCCTGATAAAGCAATCAGCTGAAGCAGGGAATCCAGCTGCGCAGTACCGACTAGCGTGGATATGGTCGCGTTTTGTCCCTCGCGACCAAGTTGCTGATAAAGTCTGCTCTCTTCTAAGGTCCAGCCTGAGCCAGGGTTTTACTCCTTCAGGCTTCCAAATGATATTCTACTGCTTCGATGAAGTTAAAACTCCTAAATTCCGATCATTAATCGACGCACTGCCTGAAAATGAAAACTTTTATAGCAAGTACTACCCACAACCCTTGATAATGCCAAGTTGTGATTGGCGCAACACTTCCCACGCAGATTCAATTGTACTGTTCAATGATAAAAGCTTTCGCGCCGAACTCTATATGAGCTTTGCAACTCAAATGTCAACACAAAACCTAAAACAAGAACAGCTTCGCTATCTCAATAAAGCCGCCGAGTATGGATGCGCCCGTGCGATAGAAAGAATTAAGTTAAATCACACAATTGAGGCTCGGGCTGCCGGAGCTGCTCCGTAGCACAGCACGTTCCGACTTATCAGTGCCCAGACCTCCCCGAAGTCTGATCTGGATGCAGTAAATCGAAGGCAGCAAAAAGCCCGACGCAGTGGCCGGGCTTTATGTTTACTTCTGTAAAGTTGCCAAAGGCAAAACTCTAACCGTGGAGAAACTATGCCGTCAGCCGCACGGGAAGTCAAGCAGCCTCTTTCATCTCGTAAATTACCGCCGCTATGGGGCTCAGTGCGCGCCGATCCAGATCCTCGCAGCACTCGAAAATCAGCTGCAGCACACCACCCCAATCCCGCTCCCAGTTACACGACTCCAAGCGCACTTCATAGATCTGCCACATCCAGGCCCGGAACTTCTCGGCATTGGCCAGTGGATCTTCATTGGCTGATTGGCCGCCCTGGTGCATGTGGCGGTACCGGCGCATCACGCCCTTCACCACAAACTCCAGCTTCTCCCGCTTGGCGGCCGTCATTCGTGGTGACTTGCCCTGCACCATCAGGAACACCACCTCTTCCGCCGCCTCTCGGATATCGTCGTCCTGGTCAGCGGCATACATGAAGTCACCGAAAACGCGGATCTGCGGGCGAAGTCGGGCGATCGCCGACTGGATGTGTCCAGCCAGAGCCCCATGCACTGCGTGATCCGCGGTTGGGCCACGCTCGGTTTTCTGTACCACCACCCCCAACTGGGCCGCATCGGAGGTTTGGCCCGGGGCCGGGTTGTAATTGCAGTCATGCCATGCCTGGCGCGCTGAATTGATTTTCATGCTGCGTGCCCCCTCTTCAACTCTCTGGTCTTTACCCGATACTCGGACTTGATGGCCTTGATCTCTTCGACGGTGTACTTGCGCACCTCATGCGGCCCTTCCAGCCAGGCCACCTGGTCGGCACCGATCCGCAGCACCAGCCGGATGCGGTACTCGACCGCGTTGCCGGACAGGTTGCGATTGCACTTCACGCACTGGCGATGGATGTTCAGCGGTTCGAAGCGCAGCTCCGGGCACGCCCCCACCGATCGGTAGTGGCCCGCATCCCACCGGCTGCCGGTGATCAGGTCATGATCACTGGGCACCGAGTCACAGCTGATGCAAGGCAGGTGCGCGTCGCGCAGGCGCACGAACTCGTTTACCGCGGACTGAGCCTCGCGAAGATGGTCGGCCCGGCCCTTCAGCTTCTCCTTGCGGACCTTTATCTCTCGGCGCTCAACCTGAGCAAGCGACTTGCGCGCCTTCTCCTGGTTCACATGCTTCATGGCCAGGCCGCACAAGGGGCTACAGACCGCCTGCCCAAGGCGCCGCGGCGTAAAGCTGGTATCGCATGCTGGGTTCTTGCACTTTTTCAGGCGTGGCTTCTTGGCAGTGAGGCTCATGCAAAGCTCCCCATCTGGTCGGCGGCCGACAAGGCGTCCTGCTCAGTTTCAAAATGCGCGGACAACACCAGACGCCAGCAGGCGTTGAAGACGTCGCGGTACAGGGGCTCAAAGGCTGTGTCGTCCATGCGGGCCCAACTGATCGACTTGGCTTCTTTGCGCACGCCGTCCGGGGTGCGCACAAGGTGGAAGTGGCCGGCCTCGATGGTCACCCAATCACGAAAGGCTTCGCGACTCTTGTCGACCGCGGGGAAGCGTTCGGCGCGGGCCTGCTCAAGACCGCTGATATAGGCCGCGACCGCATTCGACAGCTGCCCAGGCTTGCCGCTCTGCGCCTCGAAGAATTTCGCCAAACCACGGATGCCACGCATCTCCTGGCGCGGGATCAGACCGCCAACCGGCTCCCAGTAATCCCATGCCAGATCAAGCATGGCGAAGAACTTGCCGTGGAACCGCGGGTTGCGCATGCGGGTGAATTTGCCGTGGACCACCTGTCCGGACTTCCAGCCCTGGATCGTTTCCCGGTCGGCATCGGTGGCCGGCACCAGGCCCTGGGCGGTGCGAATAAGTGCGAGCTCAGCCATGGGCAACCCTCTTCAGTTCGAAGTGAACGATCATTGCGAAATCCCCTTCAGCAGATCTTGCAGCTGCTTCAGCTTGCCAACGGCTTCGGCATTGCTCTCGCGCTCTGCCTCCACAGACAACGCGACCTCTTCGATACGGCCGGCCAATGCCTTCATGCGCTTGCTGATCTCTTCGGCCAGGCTGACCACTTCGCCTGAAAGGCTGGCCAGGACATCCAGGGCGCCAGTGTCTGGCTTAGTGGCAGAAACAACGGCCTGATGGGCTGGCTTTGGCATGGTTTTCTCACTCTTGGTTTTGGTGGTTGCTGGGTCGCGCTGGAAGTGGCCATTGACCGGCTCGCGGATCAGGCCGTGTTCTTTCAGATCACTGAGACATGCACGGACGACCGGGAACTGGGCGCTGCTGGTGTTGGAGGTCCGCAACGCGTTATGGATATCGAGCGCGGTCCAGTGCTGTTGGATCGGGACGACCTCGAAGACCTTGCGGGCCAAGGCCGTTTGGCCGGCGAGCATCTGCTGTTGCCTGGACTCATTCACTGATCAACTCCTTGGCCTGGAGGGCTGCAATCTGGCGGCGGAAGAGACGCCGACGCAGATAGGTTTCGACTCGCGCGACCTGGGCCTTCTTCAGCCGCTGGCGGTCCTGTTGTTTTTTTGCGTCCTGGACGATGGCTCGGACTTCGGCCAGCTTTTCGCGCAGATTCGGCGATGGCTCGACCACGTTGCCAGTCAACAGCCCAGCAACGGCCCGACCGTCATCAGTGATCGGCGCAATGCGCAGGTCGGCGAGGTACTGGGCGCCCTGCTCTTGCGGGATCAACTTCATCCGTACGGCCGACTCGATGGCGGTGACGCGGCGCACCGGGTCGAAGCCCAGCGATACCCGCCAGGACACCGGGGCAGCTTCCGCCCGGGCCTGGGTAACCAGTCGCTCGTAGGCACTGATGAACGCCATCCGTGCGCCGACCTTGTCGCCCAGGGCCAGAACCGGCTGTGCGGCCGTCATGGCCTGCTGGATCTCGGCGGTCAGCACAACGGTTTCGCTCTCGTCGTGACCGCTCAGGGCGATCGACCAGGCCTCGTCCTTCCCTGGCCTGCCATCTACTGCCTGGACACGCAGCAGAATGTCCGCCATGGCCAGCTTGCCCTTCACTTCAAGCCGGCAGGTCTTCAGCGCAGCACGGACCACAGGCACCGGGTAAACACAAAGGTCCTCAGCCATGATCGCCGCGGTACCCGGGCTCATTTCCTGACCCATGGCTTCTGCCGTGGCGATGATGGCCGATGCCAAGCCGGCGGCCTGGGCGTCGTTCATTTCAAAGGTATTCATTGCGCTCTCCCGACTGGCGCCTGGTCAGAACCAATTGAGCAGCCTGCTCAGCAGCGGAAAGGTTCGCCTCGGAGCGCTCCATCTGGCGGGCAGTGGTGCCGTTGATGCGCTGACCGGTCACCCACTGGGTGTGGTAGCTCTCGGCGTTGACCAGCAGCTCGTTGAGGCTGTGGCATTTGCGCAGAACAGCGGCATCGCTGGTTTTCAGGTAATGGGCGGCTACGTGGTGGGCGACATCAGCACCGAGGCGGTCGACCAGTTGGCCGAGCTGGCCACCAACCTTGGCGTTCCACACCGGCCAGGCGCTGTAGCGTTTGCGGTAAGCCATGGCGTAGTTCGCCCAAGCCTTGAAGGTTTTGCAGGTCTGGTCTTTGGGGCCAGGCATGTCCGCGGGGATCTCAACCCGTGGAGTGTCGGCGCGATCCACCACCAGGACCAAGCCGTAGGACTGAGCCGGCTTGCCGGTGGCGTCCTGCAAGTCCTGACTGGTGTCCTGATCTGTATCCTGATGATTGGTATCCTGATTTGTCGGAGATTTTTCCGACCCTTGCTCGGAGATTTTTCCGACCATGCTCGGATTTTTTTCCGAGGTAGATCGGATTTTTTTCCGACCCTTATTACTTGGTGGGGTCGGATATTTTTCCGACCCGTCCAGCTTCTGGTTCCACTCAACGGCCTTCTCCGTCAGCCGAAAAAGCGTGATGTTCGAAGTGCTGGAAAGCTCAATCAAACCGGCCTCTTCCAGGGCCTTCAACATACGGTAAGCGGTGTCTGGCTTGTCGGTGAGCAGCGGTAGCTCCTCGATGATCTTGGCCTTGCTCAGCGCGAAGAAGATCCCGTCATCGGTCTTGATTGGCTTGGTCCAACTCGGGCAGCCATAGACAAAGGCGAACAGCAGGGCCTGCTGAGAATTCAACCCCCACTCCAACGCTTTCACCTGGTTAATCGTGACGGTGTATTGCATGTCAGGCGTTCCCGGCCATTGCCGTAATCATGCGGAGGCGACCCACGTACCAATGTGATGAACCTGACTCGCTAATGCTGTCGTCAATAAAACAGATCGGGGGGGCGTATAAATTGAATGGGGTAACCGGTTTGATCCGCGCCACGTTTTCTGAGATCGCAAAACGTGGCGCGTGACTGTTCGGGGTATTGCTTGAAATGGCTTGGCTCTGCATAATTGGGCCTCTCTAGTTTTGCGAATCAGCCGACCTGCCCGTCGGCTTTTTTGTGCCTGAAATTCGGCGCTTGATGCGCGGGCTTCCCGCCCTCTCCTTCCATATCTCCCATCCAAAAATCCACTGGATGAATCACCAGCGACCTTGGGCTTCTTTCTGCGCAGACCGGATAGGCCGATACTGGCTTCATGGATCGGCGGGCGGATTCGCCAGTTACGCTGCCTGCTTTTTTGTCTGGTTCTGCGATGGAAACGGCCTAACTTCTTCGGCTTCGCATCGCCCGTCCGGATAAGGCGTGACGTAAATATCGCGCCCTACTCTTATCGCCTTGCTAAGCGCGCCCTGCGTCATTTTCAGCAGGGCGGCTGCGTCGCACTGCCCGAGACAGTGAGCAAAATCAGTAATGTGAATTCGGTTCATGGGAGAGCTCTCCGCGGTTCTTTATGCAGAATATTACCTATGGCATTTTTGAAAGTAAATGCCTATGGCATTTGTGGCGATATTACCGATGGGAATACGATTCGGGGATGAGCAAAAAGCCCTTACCGCAAGACAAGAAAGATGAGTGCCTTCGACTGAAGGCCATCTTCAATTCGAAAAAAAATGAGCTTGGGTTGACCCAGGAGAAGCTTGCACACGCTCTGGAAATGAACCAGAGCTCGGTGAGCCACTACCTCAATGGCGTCAATCCTCTCAATTCATCTGTTGCTGCCTCATTCGCGAACATATTGAAAGTGGATGTCCGCGAGTTCAGCGAACGGCTAGCTGATGAGATGTCAAAAATTGCACAAGCCATAGGATCGAGCGGTGCCAAGGAAAGCAATGTGATTGCAATTGATTCACGCAGGAAAACTCCAGACTCAAGCTTCGTCACCATCCCCCACCTAGACATCATTGGCTCCATGGGAGGCGGTCGTACACCGCCGGAACACCATGTTGAAGTGATACGGGACATGACGGTCCACTTGGACTGGTTGCGCACCCAAGGCCTGAGCTATTCGAAGCTGGAAAACCTGGCAATCATCACCGGCGACGGCGACAGCATGTCCCCCACGTTCAGCGACGGCGACTCACTGCTCGTTGACCGCGGGATCACTGAAATCCGCACCGATGCCGTCTATGTGTTCACCCTGGATGGAGACCTTTTCATCAAGCGGCTTCAGCGCATGACCGGCGGATCGCTTCGGATGATCTCCGACAACTCTGCCTACCCGCCAATCATGATTGAGGGGGCTGAGCTCGAGAAAGTGCACATTCAGGCAAGAGTGCTCCTAGTGTGGAACGCACGGAAGCTGTAGGAGCTGTCAGGCATCACATCCAAGGATATGGACAAATAAGCATGAGATTTCAAAAGCGGATTCAGATACTGCCGTGGGTTTGGCTGAACATCAGCAAGTCTGGCTTCAGCTTTTCATTCGGCCCGCCAGGGCTAAGCGTCAATCTCGGCAAAAAAGGAACCAAGATTACCGCCGGCGTGCCCGGCACGGGGCTGTCAGCAAGTCATATGTTTAAGCATGAGCTGACCAACGACCAAGGGCGCGATGAAGCTCATGCAAGAGCCTTGGCAAATGCAGACCAGACAATCGCCGAAATTGACGTGTTGCTTGCCGAGTGTCGCTTCGCCGGATGGCTGGAGAACTACCTGGATCAGGACAGTTATGCAGCGGATCCAATGTACGGCAGAGCCGTAATTGCAACCCTCACGGGAAATCACCTAAGCCCGGCCTATGTCGCCAACCATCTGAAAGTTAACGTGGCTCGCGGTAAAATGCTGGTCGGACTGATGGCGGCCGATGGAATTGTTCCAGAAGAACAAGGCTCGATCACCCCAAAGTCGACTTTGGATATAACCGCGCTCAAAGAGGCATTCGATAGATATGAGCGAGAGTCAGGCGAATGGCCGTCTACGCACTGACCGCTGAGGCGGACGCCGCTCAAGCCGTCGTGGCAGGGCAAGCTGAAAGGGTATGCGGATGAGGTGAAGTCGGGAAGGATTGTATGGAGCAAGCCTAGATGGGTGCTGCACTTCTATATTCATTCGCGTATATAGGTTGAGGCGCAAAAAGCGCCCCAACCCCAGGACTGGCACTTACCCTTTCTTCTTAAACTCGAATATATTAGAACGAGAATCGTCTTGGGCGCTCTTAAGCGTAGGAAGAGGATTGTTAATTATTTTTGGCTGAAAAGCGAGAAAACCGTCAGCCAAGCCACATAGCTGCTCAACATCTTTTACAGGCATCATCAGATCGCGAACTATTGAAACCTTTGTTTTTATTTTCGCATCCAGAAGGGCATTTATTGCCCTCGGCATTAATCGAACGCTCTCTAACTGAGAGTCGTTGTCGAGCGGCTCTCCCTTCATCCATCCACGTGCTGAATAGCTTTTCCTAAGTCTTAAAGCCTCTTGCTCACCAATCAACAACATCTTTTCCGCTCTATAAATGATTGCCGCAACAGAAACATTCCAGCGGCGCTTCAATGAAAGCAAATTTTCTAAAGATGGATATCTTGGAAGCTCTATAGACAGAAGTTCCTCAGGAAGCAACAAGCAACTCGCAAAATAGTTTGCCTGCTTTTCAATTTCTTTGAGGTGCAAAATATCAAATGTCTTGATATTCTTGTGAAGAACCACATGCCCTATCTCATGTGCAAGATCGAATCTAGAGCGATAGTAATTACTCTTGTCATTCGAAAGCAAAATGAACGGTCTTTTTTGGGACTCATCCCACTGAGATAGTCCGTCCATTTTTGTATTACCTTGATGGACATGCGCACAAATTATCCCCGCCCCTTCTGCTGCCATGGAAAGATCGGCAATTGGCCCTAAACCAAGCCCCCACATCTCCCGGCACTTTAATGCGGTCCTCGCTATTTCTGGAAAATCAAGCTCTCGATGATCAGTGATTTCGTGGGTAGGCAGATTCAATTCTGGCCAATCAAGCCAAGTGGAAAGATACCCTGCAATTTCCTGCAACCAATCCATCTTTGTACCAGCTTTGCCACGCAGATCACCGCTTGTACTAGCCAATGTCCTATAGAAAACGGGCGATGGCGGCTTGCTTGAGGTCGGACGAGTAAACCAGGCTACTGGAAAACCGAGTACAAAAGAGATGCTTTCGAGAGCCTCTGACTCGGGAGCGCTCTCCCCTTTCTCCCATCGAGAAATAGAAGACGAGGATTTTCCGATGCGTTCGCTCAACTCAAGCCTGGTCAGTGACGCCAGTACTCGAGCCTGGGTGAGGCGAGCAGGGACAAAGCCCGAAACTCCAACTCTCATGATTTATCTCTGGATTCCGACGCTTCGATTTCGTTAATAACTTCTTTCAATCTAATTATCGCCTTATCTGTCGGAGCGACTGCCTCTTCTACAGCCGGGATATCGGAATACTTCATAAGGACTTTCGAACATGGCTGAAGATAGTGCCATCCTGATAGGTCGCTATAAGGAACGCCGACTTGAAGGTCTAACATACGATCTTGATCGAGATTTTGCTTAGGATTTACATTGACCAAAAGCAAGCCAAGTGTACTTGAAGGAAGCATATGCACAGTCGGAGAAAATAAGTCGTGCGTCACTCCCTCCAGCCTTGCATTCAATGCGGCAATCAAAGCTCGATGTTTAGCCCCTCTAGGTAAGGAACTGCCTTGATTCACACCAATTCGACCAAGCTGCAGAGGTCCGGATCTTAGCACAACGTAGTTTTCACCCGAGTTATCTGCCTTTAGATCTAGCACTTCGAGGCCTGACGACTCAGCAATGCTTCGCATGGTCGAGCTAAGCTTGTAGTGCCGGGCCTGAGGCAGGGCCCTAACGAGCTCATGCTTATGAAGCTGCAAACGCACGGTCATAGTGTCATACGCCATACCATATGCCGCATGCAGATCGTCCAGAGCCCTCACCCAAAAATCTCTCGGGAAGTGAGCCACCAACAAGCTTTCAACCTCTTCCTGAATATCAATTTTGGCCATATTTTGATCAATTCCCGCAATCTGGATTTTTGTGATTTTTTCACCGTTAATCGATCATAGCACGCCCCAACGCAGCGACAAGTCGTCACCCAAAATTTTCGTTCCTGCAAGGGGATCCCCGGCCCAGTGGCGAGCTTTTCGCTCCTGCGTCAGTCCCAATGTCGCTTGCTGACAAACAGCAGCCGATTACGACACGTTCTGGCTTTCCGCTACCGACCGTCTGGTTACTGCCCTACACTCAGACCAGCTGACGGATCAGCGCCCCCCTCTTGAAATAGCCCGGCCCCGTGCCGGGCTTTTCGTCTCTGCCCTTCCCTCCTGCTACGCTTTCCATTCCCCGACTGGAATTGAAGCCATGCCCCACCTCGAACACCCTCTTCCCGATGTCCTTGAGCGTATGTGTCAACACCGGTTGAAAACTGACCCACCCTACCGAAGTAAAACTGATCCACCCCGGCGGTGATTTGAGTCTGTTTATGGTCGTGGCGAGGCCGTTTCTCGCGGTACCACCTGACCCGATTTCAGCT